AGTACATCGGCATCAACTCCTAATTTGTCCATATCTGAAATTTCAGTAGGGCATATGAATGTAAAGTCTTTTGGGTAAAAATATACAACAGTCCACATACTGTCCAATACATCAACATCAATAATTGTATTATCAACGTCTACGCCTTGGGCATGAAAGTCTGGAAAATAGTCTCCAATAGTTCTATGATTCATACTTTACTCCTTAACTAATACTGAATTCTGAGTCCACATCAGATGGTGCTTCTGCGCCAGATGGTTGTGTTACTCTTTGTAGAAGCTCTAACTGTGCATCTGCAGTAGGTCTTGCAAGAACGTCGTCCATAGAACGAAGGTCAGTACAAGCTTTTTGCTCAGCTTCTGTTAAAGGTCTAGGTTTGCACTTAAGTGCTTGTAGTCTGTACTCGACATTAAATGCCATTGGTCCAGTCTTAACTCTTTGGAAACAAACGTCCCAACCAGTCTCAGGGTCAGTCGGGTCGCCTAAATCTTCTGCGGCTACCATGATCTGTTCCATTAGTTTTTTCTTTAGATTGACAACTTTAACCTTGCCATCCTGTGGGTCAATAGCTTGAATAGCGTATGCCCACCCACATTTCAACTCAGGAAAGAACTCTCTTACGAAATCTTTTTCCTTGTTATTAAATGTTTCTGTGTTGCGGTCGAAAGCTAGACATTCCATAGGAATATTTTTGCCATTTTCTCCCTTAATCCAGTAAACATACCTCGGGAGTATGTCTCCTACTAGTCTGAAGATATTATCTCCTTCTTTGTAAGTGTACTGGTCGATTGAGGATTTTTTTGCACTCCCCTGTGCTTCTCCGAATTTTAGTGCCATTATGTTCTCCATTTAGCGTTATCTTCAAATAGAAAGTGTACTAGACCATTATCTATCCGAAGCAATCTATTGCGATTTACTATCGTTGTCGTAACAGGTAGATGTATCAACTCTAGTGTTGTCTCCCCTGTTTGTTGGTATTTAAAATAGTTTCGGTATGAAGCTACAGCAATATACTCTGCTGCTTCTTTATTACTATACTTATTCCTTTCTGCTAATAGTTGCCTTGGATTGACGAGAAAGCTATCCCCTACAAAACTTTTTCCGAAGTATTTGTATGTTTTATCTTTCCTACTGGCAGGAATTCTTTTGTACGTTAATAAATGAACTATAGTAAGTATTGAAGTAGAATCTCCATTGGTCTCACTATTTATCTTTTCCCAATTATATTTTATCATATATTATAACAATTTTTTAAACCCATGTCAAGTAGTATTTTTCGGAGGTCCTTATAGGGTTGATATTTCATAACCTTGTTTCAGGTAGTATCCTAGTCGTAAACTAGCTTGCCTCTTTGCGGTTTTTCCGATTAAATTTATGTCTACTATTATAGGTTGTTGTTTATCCTTGTAGTCTCTAATTACTCTTCCAATGAGCTGTGTAAGTAAAGGCTCATTATTTACTGGTGTAGCAAGTATCAAACAGCTTAGAACATTTAAAGAAATGCCTTCTGAGAATATAGACTGTGTCCCATAGAGAATGTCTTTGTCCCCAAAAATCTGATTGATTATATCTGCTCTATCTTCGTGATGGACGGAACCCGTCACACAAACTGCGTTACTACCAGTGAGCTCTGCGCAGTTTCTGAGGAAGTCTACTCTATCAGATACCACTAGCACTTTGTGACCTTTGGCAGCATATGATGCCGCCGCCATAGCCACAGAATGTTGGTACTCTGGGTTGTAAGCTAACTCATTGATTCTGTTTGCCCAAGGGATACTATTGCCATCCATGAATCTTATCGGTATCGGTAAGATATGAATTTTAGGCATCATAAAGTTTTCCTTTGGTGGTTTTAGGACGTTATTTCCAAAGTAATCACGGAAGACTACATGTCTACCATCTTTTCTTTGTAACGTTCCAGTCAGTCCAATCTTATGTCTAGCACAATTTTTGTCTACTATTCTAGAAAATGTCTTACTACTAACATGATGCATTTCGTCAAGTATGAGAGTGCCAAACTCTTGTCTAATCTCAGGTATCTTTCTATACAGGCTTTGTATATTCCCAATGACGATTGGACTGTTTAATTCAAATCTACCACTACCTATAATCCCAGGCGTGATTCCAAAAACTTTTTTTACTTCATCTTCCCACTGCTTTCTTAGAGCTAAAGTATGGGTTATTACTAGTGTTTTCTGACCCAGCTTCTGAGCTATGGCAAGACCTGTAAATGTCTTACCCCAACTTACCCAAGCGTTAATTATGCCGCCGTCACCAATTTCGTCATATACAGACTGTTGGCTTGGTCTTAGTGTCAAATTAAACTCGGGGAAGTCTACTTGCTTTAGTACTCTCTTATCTATAACCTCGTGGTCTGCGGGGATTAGGTCAATTCTGCCCACCGGTATTGCTACTAGTCCCTGTCTTATCATTGCCATATTTTTTATAATGAGTGGTGGGTCACCGAACTTAAACGAGGGTATGGCATACGTAAGTTCGTCGTCAATCTTTTTCTGTTGAGCAGGAAGTAACTCCAAATAAATTCTATCACTTATAACTGCTTTCATATTTTTCTCCAAGTATCCTTCTTCTTATCTTCACTTGTATCATACACTAGCCAAGGCATATTACCTCTGTAAAGAAGTCCTACCCAAGCCTCAGAAGGAGCAAGAGGTCTTTCTAAAGTAAAGGGATAGTTACAATCCTTTACCCAGAGTACACTTGCTGTATCTTTCTTTTCTATTTTTATTATTTTGTGATACTTTAACTTAGCTTTTACTGTCTTAATCTTTCTAAAGAATCTTCCTTTAGTATCTATATAAAACTTGCCCTGATGTTGAAGGTAAGACCTTACATCTGTAATCATAGACTTTAGAGGGTATATACTCTTCATCGGACTCTTTAATCTTCTCAGTCCTAGAGTCTTTTCCTTTACGTTCGTATCGTCTAGTACTTGGTTTTCTATCCATAAGATACCATCTACAAACATTATTTCATCTGTATGCAGGGTAAATATAGGGAATGTTATTTTATCATAAATCATACTTGGCTTCAAACTTTCCAAAGGAATAGTCATCACCAACATCAAAGTCACAACCTACGGGAGTTCCTGGGATACTGAATCCTCTGTCTTGTTGTATGAACTCTTGTAGCTTTTCTGAGTATGCTTCTACTTCTGATTCTGGTACTTCTGCTAAAATTGAGTCATGTACTAGAGCAAAGATTCTTGCCTTCATACCAGTACTCTTTACAAAAGCATTCATGTCAATAGCACCTAGTAAGTTTATATCAGAGGCTACAGATTGAACTAAGAAGTTCATGCCTGATCTAACCTCATGACTTTGTATTCCTTGATTATCAGACTTAACATTTGGTAGTCGTCTCTTTCTACCTGTAGCACCATAGATAAATCCATTATCCATAATAAACTTACTAGATAGGTCTATCCACTTCTTGAGTTTGTGGAATTGTTTGAAGTAATCATCAATAACTTCTTGAGCCTGACTCTTAGTAAAGGGTTTCCCCGAGTCAGCTGTGACTTGCTGAGATATTTTATTTGCTCCAGCACCATACATGATGCCGAAAGTAACAGCCTTGGCTGCTTGTCGTTGTGTCGGATAGAATTCTGCAATTTCTTCCGCCTCACAAGGCAAATTAAATACTAATTTGGCAATACTGCTGTGGAAATTTCCGCCAGTCTTAAATACTTCCATTAGGTTCTTGTCATCAGCAAGCACAGCAGCAACATAAACTTCTGCAGTTGTTAAATCCATTGCAACAATCTTGTGCCCTGGTGCTGCTTTGATACAGCCTTTGACAATAGGATTGTCTCTAGGGATTTGTTGCATGTTCATTTTACCACTAGAAGATAGTCTACCAGATGTTGTGCCATGCAGGTTAAAGCCTGTACGTAGTCTGCTATCCTTATCTAATTGTGGGTATATTTTGTCTAAATAGGTATTCTTAATCTTAGACTTCTGTCTAATAGAAAGAATGTGCTTAGGTATCTCGTGTTGTTCTGCTAATTCTTTCAACACTTCGGCATCAGTTGAGTCTGCACCTGTGCCAGTCTTTTTGCCTGTAGGCTTTAGCCCGACAAAATCAAACAGTAATGACCTAAGTTGCACTGTGCTGTTTGGATTAAATTCTTTATCTTTTGCTGTCTCGAAACTCTTGATAGCAGGAAACTCGTATAGTTTTGCAACTGCCTCATCTATATTATCTTGCATTAAGTCTCTACCTTTAAGCAATCGCATCTTATCGAAAGGTACGCCATTGTCTTGAATGTCTGTCAACATTCTACAGCCAGGTATAAGTATATTCTCGTACACACTAAATAGCTTAGCATTCTTTCTTACTAGAGGATATAACTTCTCAAATACTAGTAATGTTACTACTGCGTCCATAGCTGCGTATATCTTCATAACATCAAAAGGAATTGCGCCCCACTGAAAGTCTGCTTTGAGTATTCTATGTTGTTTCTTGTACTGGTCTATCCAGTCATACATAGGTTTCTCGTAGTCCCCGTAAAGAGTATGCTCCATAGCTAATTGCTTTAGTCCATGCCCTCCTGGCACTTCGTCTAGACAGTAATGTAGTAACATTGTATCTTCAAAGTTAGGGAAAGTAAAGTTGAAATGATACTCAAAGAATGCTAAGTCAAACTTTGCATTGTGGAATATTATTATCTTCTTATCGAATAATTCTTGTAGCATCTGCTCTGCTTTCTCGTCAACACACTCTGTGTCTACGTAAGCTCCATGATCTTTCTCATAGGAAATACTCATGCCTAGCATATAGCCATCTCTAGGATATAATCCTGTTGTCTCGGAGTCTAACCCTACATACTTATTAGGGTGATTTATAGCTGCTTCTAAGAACTTATGGAACTGTGCTGTATCTTGAATACCATAACACTTGTCATTGTCTAGCTTCATTTGTTGTAAGTCACCATTGATATAGTCTATGATGTTTTTCTTACTCTTGTCCCACAGAGGCTTAGCCTCAGGTTTAAAGGATAACATAGCTGGATTGATTACAGGAAGATACTTATCATCTACACACTTACCACTATATTCCGTTATAGAATTAACACTAGTAAAAAACTTAAGTGCTTCTGAGCCTACAACAATAATCCAGTCGTATGCTAGTATGTCGATTTCTATATCTACGTCTGCCTTTAGTATTTTCTTTTTACTACTATCAGAGCATAGAGCATATCTGTCTATTTCAAAGTTATTATCGAACCTATCTTCCCAGTTAGTTCTACTGGTTTTAGATTCTATTAATGCTATGTTTGTCATGTGATTCCTTTTTTTATTATATATATTATATCAAATTCTGAACGCTGTGTCAAGAACTATATAACCTTTTCCTGATATCT